GCATCCATAAATATGGTATAAAATAATATTTAATAAATAGTATATTAGGAGCCTACATTTGTGTATACTACTTCAGTATTTTATTATATACAACGACAAATCGTTGTGCTACTTTCTGGATATTCGCCTAGGAAATATATGCCTCAATACGCCAAACCACTAACCCTCAATAAAGGAGTGGATAATCAAATTCAGTTCCAGTTCTTGAATCAGGAACAAAAGCCTGTGGATATTACAGGCAAATCAATTACATGTAGAGTTATCAATTACGAAGGTAATGAAGTTTTAGTACAAAAAGCACTAACACTACAATTACCTGCCACAGGTATTTGTGCTTTAATATTGAATGCGGCTGATATAGAAAATATAGATGCTCAAAAAGCATATTACTCATTAGAAATACCTGTAGGTGAATTTGATTATCCTGTATTCGTGGACCAAAATGCAGGGGCAAGAGGAGATATGAATATAGTAAACTCTGTGCTACCTAGTTTTGTACCCTCACAAAGTGTATCTATTCCTACAGGTCAACCTTTTCCTAATTTGAGTCCTATTTCAAATGGTAATAGTACTGCTCAAACCTATTATAGTAGCGTAATAGACACAAATAATAATCCTGTACTTACATTACAATCTCAATATATAGATTATGTGGGTAATTTAATTATTGAAGGTAGTACAATAGTTGATGGAGATTGGTATCCTATCTCTATTCATTCATACGAAGATAACATTTCAGAAACAATTGGTTATACAATCAGAGGGTTTCACCCATATATAAGAATGCAATTTATTAGTAATACGGGCGCCGTCACTAATATTTTAGCCAGATAAGTTTGTAATTTTTACTTTCTGTGTTATAATAAGAGAATGTTCGACATTCTATCTGTTATTCCTGGTAAAAAGAAATTAACCTCAAGCAGTTGGCATAGCTTCAATGCTGTGTGCTGTCACCACTATGGGCATAAACCTGATAAAAGGTCTAGGGGTGGAATTAAATTTGATGGATCGAATAATTGGAGCTATCATTGCTTCAACTGCCAATACAAGTGTAATTTCGTTTTGGGCAGATCGATCAATGTTAAAACAAGAAAGTTGCTAACATGGTGTGGTATAGATGAGAGTCAAATACAAAGATGGAATTTAGAAAGTTTACAAAATAAAGACCTGTTAGATTTTACACAGCCCCAGAAAAAAATCAAAATAAAATTTGATGAGCATAAACTACCTGATTGCGAACCCTTATCAGCAGATAACCCAAAACACAAAGTATTCATAGATTATCTGCAACAGCGCAAGATATATATTAGTGATTATCAATTTTATGTCACACCTAATTCACCAGGTAGATATGCTAACAGAGTAATCGTCCCATATTTCTACAAAAACAAAATAGTAGGAAATACAAGTAGATTCATAGATAACAGAATACCTAAATATATAAACGAACAACAACCTGGATATGTGTTTGGTATTCAACTACAAAAACCTGAATGGCAAGTGTGTATTGTTTCAGAAGGTATCTTTGATGCATTAAGTATTAGTGGATGTGCAACAATGCATAACACTATCAGTGATGAGCAAGCAAAACTATTAAGCACACTCAATAAGAGAATTATAGTCGTGCCTCATCAAGATATGACAGGATTAGAAATTTGTAATAAAGCAATGGAATTAGGATACCAAATAAGCCTACCTAAATGGGGTCAAGGTATTAAAGATATAAATGAAGCTGTAGTAAAATATGGAAAGTTACCCACATTATTGAGTATATTACAAGACGCGACAAATAGTAAAATCAAAATAGAAATGAGGAGAAAACAGATTGCTAAAGGATTATAATACAGAAGTTCAAAAGTTGTTTTTGAGAATGATGATTTCGGATGCAGAGTTGTATATTAGGGTCATAAACATTATGAACCCTGATAATTTTGATAAAAGTTTGCGGCCCGCCGCTACAATGTTCAAAGAATATAGTGAAAAATATAAAGTATTACCTGATACAATTCAAATACAAGCAACTACAGGAATTGTATTAGACCCTATTACTGAAATGAACGAGGGTCATTCAGAATGGTTTTTAGATGAATTTGAGGCATTTACAAAAAGACAAGAATTAGAGCGAGCAATTTTAAAAAGTGCTGATATGTTGGAAAAGGGCGAGTATGGCCCTGTAGAAAAGCTAATTAAAGATGCAGTACAAATCAGCCTACAAAAAGATATGGGAACTGATTACTTTGCTGATCCTAAAGCCCGTATCAATAAGTATTTTAATGCAGGTGGTCAAGTATCTACTGGTTGGCCCCAGATGGATAAGTTGTTATATGGTGGGTTCAGTAGAGGCGAATTGAACATCTTTGCAGGTGGTTCTGGATCAGGTAAAAGTTTGGTTATGATGAACATTGCACTGAACTGGCTGCAAATGGGACTTAGTGGTGTTTATATCTCATTGGAACTTTCGGAAGAACTCACATCGTTGCGTACTGATGCTATGTTGACCAGTATGAGTACCCGAGAAATTCGCAAAGATATCGACACAACTGAATTAAAAGTTAAAATGCTTGGTAAAAAATCAGGTCAATATCGTGTTAAAGGTATGCCTGCACAAAGCAATGTCAATGATATTAGGTCTTATTTAAAAGAAGTACAAATTCAAACAGGAATAAAAATTGATTTTGCAATGGTAGATTATTTGGATTTGGTTATGCCTGTGAGTGTGAAAGTAAATCCTAACGATCAGTTCATCAAAGACAAGTATGTGTCAGAAGAATTGCGTAACTTAGCAAAAGAGTTAGGAATTCTCATGGTTACTGCAAGTCAGTTAAATCGTAGCGCAGTAGAAGAAATTGAATTCGATCATAGTCATATTGCAGGTGGTATTAGTAAAATCAATACTGCTGACAATGTATTTGGTATCTTTACAAGTCGCAGTATGCGTGAGCGAGGCAAGTATCAAATTCAATGTATGAAATCTCGTAGTAGTACAGGGGTAGGTCAAAAGATTGACTTAGAATATAACATTGAGACTATGCGTATTACTGATGAAAATCCTGATAATTATGAAAATAAAAATAGCACACAACCTAGTGCAAATGACATAATGTCTAAACTTAAAGCTACATCAACTATTATAGATCCCGAAACAGGTGAAATTACTGAGAATACAAAGATTCCTGTAGCAGATATACAAAAATCTAAATTGAGTTCATTGCTCAGTTCATTAAAGAACTAAATAATAAATTGTCGCATAAATAATAGTATGCATAAACAAACTCGTAGCCTGTTAGAGGAACTTGAATCTCTGGGTAATAAGAGGGACGCCTCTCATCTTATTGAAAACAGAGCATCAAATATTATTGCCAGTGCTATCAATCTGTTAGAAATGATTGGCAAACACTATGATCCTGAAAAAGCAGAAATATTAGAAAGAAAATTACTAAGTGCTATAAAAAGTAGGGATCAGAGTAGGTTCTCAAAATCTCTGAAAAAGGCTGTGAAATGAGTCTGACAGAATCTCTATCGTCATTAGTACAAAAATTAAAGAGTTTTGATGAGCGTCCCAATGAAATAGTAGTTGAAGCTAAAGGGCATCTTGATCATCCTGAAGATTTGATATTTTTAGATGGTACTCAAGGTGCTCAACGCGCACTTGATTCTATTGCTACTACTATAAAGAACCCCAAAGCCGTTACTATTAAATGGGATGGCTATCCTGCACTAATTTTTGGGCGCGGAACAGATAATAAGTTTTCTATCATGGATAAACACATGTTCAACAAAAAGGATGGTTCAGGCAGGATCGTTCATAGTGCTGAACAATTTGTACAATATGACATGAGTAGGGGCGTAGAAAGAACTGGATTACATCAACTAATCCAAAACATTTGGCCTGGCTTAGAAAAGGCTAGTTCTGGTGCTAAAGGATATTATTGGGGAGATTTATTGTTTAGTCAAGAATTACAACCCAAGAACAATATGTATAGTTTCCGTGCTAACCCCAATGGTATAGCATATCAAGTAGAAGCTAATAGTGATCTAGGAAAGTTGATGGCTAATAAAACTGCTGGTATAGCAGTGCATCAATATATTCCACCAAACGCTGCTTCCACTGATGATGCTACACCGTTAGATGGTACTATAGGGCAACTGAAAAATAACAGTAATGTTGCAATAGTTCCTAGCAAGATGCCTAATACACCTGCATTGAAGTTGAATACAAAATTATTAAATAATGCTAAGAAAACTATATCTCAATACGGAAACGATGTAGAACAACTAATGTCTACTGCTCCGCAAGCAAGAAATACATTCAACCAGCTATTCACTACATATATCAACAGAAAAATTGTGTCTGGGGATTTAAGTAATTTAGTTGAAGACTTTGCAGAATTTGTTCAGTCTCGTCCCATGACTGATAGTATGAGACAAAAAATAACAACCCACTTACAAGCAAACAGTAAAGGTGTCATGAGAGCATTTGCTATTTGGATAGCATTGTATAATCTAAAAATGGACATTGTAACACAACTAAACAAAGCGGCCGAAGATAGTCCTGTACAAGGTTATTTGCAAGATGGCACACAAACTCAAGAAGGATTCGTGTCACAGGGCTTGAAATTCATTGATAGAATGGGTTTTAGCCGCCAAAATCTTGCCGGTAGATAAGCCAAAACCAACATTTTTTGTGAATTGGTATAAATAATGGTAGAGCAATAAGCTCACAACATAAAGGAAATTTTATCATGGCACAATTTACAAAGGTTAACGGTGACTATCTACCAGTTATTAACTATGACTCAGGTTCATACACAAACAGTGGTCTAAACGCAGTTTCAACAGGTAACACAGTTCAGCCACAAGGTCCTAAGCTACAGTTCATGACTGTAACAGCCGACGGCGCTCTAACAGGCGCACAAGTAAACACAATCGTTCAGGCAACACAGCAATTAGCTACAGTTTACATCTATGAGTACACAGACGCATCTAACGACACATTAGCAATGGCTTTGTATCCACAAGACGCATGGACAACAACTACTCTAAAAGCTAACATTGAAGCAGCACTAACTGCTGCTGGTACAGCTAACACTGTTACTTGCACTTTAACAGCAACATTCACAAACTAATATTTTAGTTAGTTTACTAAAAGCCCGAGATTTATTCTTGGGCTTTTTTATGCCTATAAATAACTTCATGGCATACATTATACGATGCGAAACATTGTTTGATATTACTCAAACAGGGGTTATTAGTCGAAGAAACACTAATAATTCTGATCCCAGCTGGGTATTATCAAGAAATCAACAATGTAATTTTGATACTATTGTACAAGCTATTTCATTGCGTTCACAACCCGAGAACATAACTAACCCTATAAAAAATTCATTATCATTAGCTAGTAAACATAATTTTGGCTCATCATTTAATAGTAAAGAAAAAATAAGCTATTGGTCTTTTGTCTTTGAAATTAGTCATGCAACTGTATTTGATGATGGTGTAAATGAATTGGGATTACTATATACAGACTGTGATAAAATACCCATGATCAAATGTGGTACAGAATGTAAAGAACTTTATAATTTTTTAGACACAGGCATTAATAATAGAAACATTTATTTTGAGGTAATTAATCATGTATGATATAGCAAGTATGAAAAAAATAGAAACCTTTATCAATAAGGAACTTAATGTAAATCTTTCAGATGCTGCGATTTTTAAGCACGACGATGTAACATATGAATTATTCAACAAATATATTATAAAAAAGATAAGTGAATATAAATTTTTAGTTACAACTTCATATGAGCAAAAATCATTCTCATTCTTAAAAAATGCTGTGATTTGGTGTACATTCAAAAAACGAGACAAATTTTATGAAATGCAGCGTATAGAAGAACTTGATATATTAATGAACAGCATAGATGTTATGATAGAGCAGCATACAAAATTATCAATTTCTGCGAATGCATATGAGGATAAACTAATATATCTTGCAAAATTAAACGAAGATAAACTAAAAAAGCAGTGTATGCTAAAAGAAATTAAAGATTATGTCTCAGATTCCAAAGCTTGGCAACTAAAAAAGTTCCAAACAACATTGAAATCTATTAATAAATGATAAATAACTGATATAGTTTGGGAAATTAATTATGAAACTAACTGAATTGGACAAAAACAAGATAGGTAATGTACAAAAAGCCCTACGAGAAAACTACAATGTTTCTGTAGACTTCAAAAAATTACCATTACAAACCTCACAAAGTATGTTATCTAAGGTTCGTAATTTAATCAAAGAAGCTAAAGAGTCAAAAGAATTTTACTCAAAGCAAACAAGCCCTACATACATGAAATTAGTTTTCATGGAACAGGCACTATCACAGCATCTTGCTGATTTGAAAAGAGTACCTCAACCTCGGATCGTTATTGAGAATGAAGAAGTTGAAAAATCACAAGTTGTTTTAGCAGCACAAGACATGGTTGATTCAGTGCAAAAGATGATTGAAGAAGTAAGTGACATGTTGGTAAAAGAACTACCTGCATTAGTAGATTCAATTCAATCAGAAATAGGCGTAAGCGAGAGTGAGCAATTCAATTCTCAAGCCGCAGAAGCATTGACTTCATTACAAGCTGCGTTAACTTCAAGTCAGAGTACTTTAAAGTCAGCATTGGGCACAATAACAGGTCAAGGTGGCTCAGAAGAATTCCAGCCTGATATGGGTGGAATGGACGATGAAATGCCACCCGCACCAGATGACATGGGCGACGATGAAATGGATATAGATGTATCAGGTGAAGAAGAGATTGAAGAACCTGAACCCATGCCAGTAGGTGGAGTTGGTAGAGCAAGACGATAAATTTATGCGTCTATATGAATTTGCCGACATTGATCCCCAAACAGCAAAATTAATAGCTATAACGGATCAACTAAAAAGTGGTCTTGAAAAGAATCCCAATCTTCAATGGACCACTGATAACCTATTACAATATTTCCAACAATACGGAATAACACTTGACATTACTGATATCTATGATATGATTAAAAAACCTCCTCTGAATAATGTGATCAGCAATATTCAGGGAGATAATGTAGTTTTTAAAGGTCAAGAATCAGCAGCACCCACAACATCAAATAATAATACCGATAGTAAAGAAATTGTAGCGCAAATGGCTAAGAATGCAAATGACTTATCATGATTAAATTAACTGAACCAGCTATTAAAAAAATAAAATCAGAATTGGTGAATCGCAATAAGGGATTAGGTATACGATTGGGTGTAAAAACTACAGGTTGCTCTGGGTTAGCATACACCATTGAGTATGCTGACAACTTCCAAATAGGCGATCATATATTTGATTGTGAAGGATGTAAAGTACTAGTTGATGCAAAATCAATAAATTACTTGCAAGGTATAACATTAGACTATACTAAAAAAGGACTTAATGAGGGATTTGACTTTATAAATCCCCAAGAAAAAAGTCGCTGTGGATGTGGCGAAAGCTTTAGGGTATAAAGCTATTGTATCCTTGGTCAAAAAGTGATACAATAGATGTATGCATAACTTTTACAATCCCAATAAATTCAAATATGTTTCATTGCCTAGAGAAAATATAGACGGTTCTAGGAAATATTCTACTCCCGATGGATTAAAACTACCCAGCGTTACTACTATCTTGGACGCAACAAAATCTGAAGAAAAGAAAAAAGTTCTTCAAGAATGGAAAAATCGTGTTGGACATGCAAACGCACAAGCAATTACTACTGAAGCTGCCGGTAGGGGTACTCGTATGCATAAGTGGTTAGAAAACTATGTTAAAACAGGATCAACAGGTGATCCTGGAACTAATCCATATAGTATTCAAAGTCATAAAATGGCACAATCTATAATCTATCAAGGATTGAGCAAATGTAATGAGTTTTGGGGAACAGAAGTTCCCTTATACTTTCCCAAAGTTTATGCAGGCACAACTGACTTAGCGGGTGTTCATGATGGCGAGGACGCAATTATGGATCATAAGCAAACTAATAAACTTAAAAAGCGTGAGTGGATTGATGATTATTTTATTCAGTTGGCAGCATACGCACAAGCACACAATGAGGTACATGGCACAAAAATACGCAAAGGCGTAATATTTATGTGCAGTGCCGATAACATTTATCAAGAATTCATTATTGAAGGTAACGAATTTGATAGATGGATAGAATAGAGAAGTATTACCTCCAATTCGTATAGTATAAAGATAAATAAGTGTAATGGTAAATTACACTTATGGCTATAATACAAATATCCCGAATAATTCAACGATCAGGTAACTTAGTAGACCTTCCCCAACTTGCCGAAGCTGAACTGGGCTGGGCAAATGATGCTAGACGATTATTCGTTGGCCGCGGCGCGCCCTACGATGCTGAAAATGTCGAGGTTTTAACCTCATACTCGTCTATAAGTTTTGGTCAACTAGAAGGAAGTTATGGTAATTTAAATTTTACAAATCCTGTAGAAGGACAAATTATATCATACAATGTCTCTGCAAATGCATGGGTTAATACTGGTGGAAATGCAGCAGATCCTGGTAATACATCTCAATATAGTAATAATTTAGTACATCTAGGTGATGTAGATAATGTCAAATTAGGTGGCGGTTCAATAGGGTATGTTCTTGAGACTGATGGTCAGGGTAATCTAGCTTGGGCTAGCAAAGGCACACTAAGAAATCCAATATTTGCTATAAGTAATGCCACTCCTGTAGTAATACAAATTGAACCTACTACTCCCTATGTTAATGGATTAGAATTAACAATCACTGGGGCGAACGCTACTAACGCAAATACCGTATTAAACGGACAAAATTTTTATGTTAGTTTATCACCTGATTTTTCAATTTCAGGTAATCTTTCATTATACACAGATTCAGGCCTAAGTAATGCGGTTAATGGTAGTACATTGTCTAATTATGTGCCTAACTCAGGTGTTGCTACAGCATTGTTATCATCTGCAACTAGCGGCGCAGTTGCAGGAGGCATAGAGGGCTCAATACAATTCAATAAAAGTGGATTTGCAAATGGTGTGGCTGCATTAGTTTGGAATACAACTACTTCATTATTCGCTGTAACAGGTAACGCTAACATTAGCGGCACATCTACGGTAGGGGCATTAAGTGCAACAGGCGTTGTCACTGGTTCACAAATAATATCAACCGTTGCCAATCCTACCCCACCTTTAATAGTTACAAGCTCTACTAGAATAGCCAATGCCAATGTTCAAACGGCAGGTAACTTAATAAATGGTACAAGTAATGTAATATTAACTGCTAATAGTAATATAGCAATGAGTGTAGGTAATAATGCCAATATATTAGTAGTTACTACCAGTGGTATAAGCGTTACAGGTAATGCTACCGTTAGTAATGTAAACGCTTCGGGACTTATCACCGCTACAGGTAATATTCAAGGTGGCAATCTAATAACTACTGGCATATTAAGTGTTTCAGGTAATGCAAATATAGCTAACATTGGTACTGGTGGATTTATTACTGCTGAAGGTACTGTTAGGGGAGGAGCATTATCAACAGGCGGATCATTGGGTGTTACTGGTAATGCTAACATAGGTAATATAGGTACTGCTGGACTTATTACTGCAACAGGTAATATAGGTGGTGGTAACTTAACAACAGGTGGTATACTATCTGCAACTG